GTGCCGTTGACCGACACCCAGTGCAAGAAGGCCGCGCCAGGCGCGCGCGATTACAAGCTCGCCGACGCCGGCGGGCTCTACCTGTTCGTGACCACCAAGGGCCACAAATCCTGGCGGCTAAAATACCGCTTCGCGGACAAGGAAAAGCGGCTGATCCTAGGCGCCTATCCGGACATGCCGCTGCGCGACGCGCGCGACGCCCGGGAGGAGGCGAAGCGCCTTCTGCGCGAGCACCGCGACCCGGCGACCGAGCGGCGCAAGCAGAAGATCCTCGCGCATGCCGCGGCCGGCGCGACCTTCAAGGTGGTGGCGGAGCGCTGGTACACCGCGCAGCTCGGCCGCTGGTCGAAGGTGAACGCGACCAAGATCGACCAAGCCCTCAAGCGCGACGTCTTCCCGGAGATCGGCGCCTTGCCGCTGTCCGACATCGACGGGCCGACCGTGCTGGCGCTCCTGCGCAAGGTCGAGCGCCGCGGCGCCATCGATAGCGCGAAGCGGATCCGGCAGCATATCTCGGCCGTGTTCGGCTACGGGATGGCCGAGGGCTTCTGCGATCGCGACCCCGCCGGCCGGCACCTGGTGAAGGCGCTGCTCCCGACGCCGGTGGGCGGCAGCCAGCCCGGCCTGAGCAGCATCGAGGAGATCCGGCAGCTGCACGCGACGATCGACGCGTCGACCGGCGGCCCGCTGACGAAGCTGGCGTCGCGCCTGCTCGGGCTCACCTTCGTGCGGCCCGGCCTGGTGCCGACCGCGCGCTGGACCGAGTTTGAGGGCATCGACTGGGCGGACCCGAGCGGGGCAGGGGACAGCCCCGAGCCGATCTGGCGGATTAGCGCCGATCGCATGAAGCTCGAGCTGGAGAACAAGGCCGACGACGCATTCGAGCACATCGTGCCGCTGCCTGCCCAGGCCGTCGACGTGCTGCGCGCGGTGTACACGCTGAGCGGCCGCTTCCCGTACCTCTTCCATAGCGTGCGCTCGACGCACCAACCGATGTCGAACAACACGATCGGCTACCGGTATAACCAGTGCGGCTATCGCGGCCGGCACGTCCCGCACGGCTGGCGCACGGCGTTTTCGACGATCATGAACGAGCGCGCGACCGAGCTTGGGCTCGAAGGCGATCGCCCGATCGTCGACGCCATGCTCTCCCACAAGCCTAAGGGCGTTTCGGCTGCGGAGATGGCGTACAACCGCGCCCGGCACATGTCGCGGCGATGGGAGCTGGCACGCTGGTGGGCGGTGCAGACAATGGAGTCCCTCCTAAGCGCGGCGACGCTCCTGGATGGGTATGAGCGAGCTGGCTGAAGAGGAAAGCAGGCAGGGCTTGACTTTCCGTTGCCAGTTTGCCAATTAGCAAATCGGCAACGCTACAGGCCCTAGCGTTGATCAGAGCCCCGCGGGCCACGGGAGACCACCAATGACGCCGTTTGGCAAGATGCTACGGCAAGAACGGAAGGACAAGGGCATGATGCTCGCCGAAATGGCTGCAGCACTCGGCATCAGTTCTCCGTATCTGAGTCAGCTGGAAACGGGCGCCAAGCCCCTAAAGGAAGGTTTCGTCGAAAAAGTTATCCGTTTTCTCGACCTTAGCCAGATGGATGCTGACGCGCTTCGACGTGCAGCTGCGAAGTCGCTCCCTGCCTCTGCTGATAGCGTCACTATCGATCTTCGGTCGAACACTTCGGTGCGCGACCGTGAGCTGGCCAGTAACCTCGCTTTGAGTTTCAACCGCCTCAAGCCGGAGACGAAGGCTCGTCTTCGCCAGATGTTGAAGGACGAGAACAATGGGTAACAATTTCGGCAGCGTCCAGCGACGCTCCGAGCATCAGATTGAGCACCTCGCGGCGTTGGTTCGCCGCGAGCTGGGTGTGGAGCCAGATAAGCGCTTGGCTATGCGGCCGGTCCTTGAGCTCGCGCTTGATGACATGGTCCCGGACGCTTACTGGAAAATCGAACTTGACGCGGAGATGGGGGGCGCTGAGGCGTCGACTGCTTGGCACGAGCCAGTCATCACCGTGTCCGCAAGTACCTACGCGGAGCTCTGCCGGTCAAATCCCCGCGCTCGGATGACCATCGCGCACGAAGTCGGTCATCTGCTCATGCACACGCGTAAGCCGGTTTTTCACTATCGCACCCGCACCAAGGACCAGCGCTTGGATCCAGAATGGCAGGCGGACTATTTTGCGGCGGCTCTTCTGATGCCTGCCAGTGCTTTTCGCAAAATGAAAACCGTGACTCAAGCCATGAAGGCTTTCGGCGTGAGCCGCGGCGCTGCGCTACGTCGTGCGCGCGGCCTTCGAATGCAGATTTCCGACGACCGGGCTCGCTCGTCGTCCGAAAAAAAGGGACGCAGTATGAACCGCGCCCCTTGAGAATGCCTGGATCAGACGCGGCCCCTGCAAAGGGTGAGCTATCCAAACCCGACTATAGACACCGTCCACGTAGGCGGATTCGGTTAAGGAAGCAAGAACGAGGGCCGCAACGAATGGGAAAACCATCATGGCACCTTCCGACATTCCCCCTGGGAAGAAGCGGATTTGCGTGAAGTGGATCACCCGGGGTGGAAAGCGCATCTACGCCAGCTCGTATGGGCTGCAGGCTTTCTGCTTCCTGGTGGACGCATAACGCGGATCAGGTTCTGACCTAATTTCAAACGGGCCCTCTTCGCTAGAGGAGGGCCCGTGGCTTCCTATACCTCCAATGCGTGAGAATATTTATATGTCTGATAAAGTAGTTGCAGAGCAGGGGGAGGGATCTCCCGAGTATGTAGCCCTGAAGCTTATGCGCCACATCGCCACCGCGGATGGGTATGGCTTTACCGGCATGGCAAAGCACCCGCCGCGTGAGTGGATCATCCTCACCTATGCCGCTTGCCTGCAAGCCGTTAAGGACCCTCACGCGGGCGAGATCGCGGTTAAGCTCTTGCCACCTAAACCGTAACGCAGGGGAGTGCGGCGGCGTCAAGCTGCCGTACTCCAGCACATAGGGTTTCTCATCCAGTCCTGTAGGTCGCCTTCACGCCAGGCTACCGCATTCGCCCCGATCCGGACGCTCTGGGGGAACTCGCCCCGCGCCATCTTCCGATAGATCGTCTTGCCGCAGAGCCCGGTGCGGGCCTCGACCTCGCGCAGGCGGACGAACGCGGCGACGGGCGGGGCGCCGCCGGTGAACTTCTCAGCGACTCCCATCGCTCTTCTCCTTCATCGAAAGAATGGGACGGCCCGCTGGGCAAGTGCCGACGTGATAGCGGCGCCCATGGGAGGCTTCTCCGATTGAAGATCTTGCGCTAACCTCTTGAGCAAGGACGAGGCGCGATGCGACCTTCATCCAGTCGGGCGCGCAATTGCTATGCAAAGCGGAGCGATCGGGCATGGGTGACCTCTTCTGGGATCAGGAAGCTGGACTGTCGCGGACCGTCATGGTGGACGAGTTGGGTGGCTGGCCGTTCGCGATGGGTGAGGACATCGCGCAAGGCACCCTCGAGGAAATGCTGGACAGATATCTTGGTCTTTCCGACGAGGAGCGTCCTCGAATGACCATCACGATTTCCGGTGGCTTCCATCTGGAGGGCCATGAAATCGACGCGCTTGCCGCCCGTCGGAGGCGAGAGCGAGGCGGGAGCGACGGGTGAAGGGCAGCTGACCATGTGGTATCTCTGCCAATATCGGTCCCAGCGCGTCGCCGCTCCGGCCGCCAGCACCGCGCATGACAGGTCGCGACCGTCCGGCAGGCGACACCGCGCGACAATCCGATTGTAACTGGGTTCGAGCGCCAGGCATGTCAGCCGGCGGTGTAGCACCAGTCCGGACACCGTTCGCTGGCTCGCTTGGGCCCGTCCGTCGCTGCAGACGTACCCACTGCGGCGCTGGCGACACGGTTGGGCGGACTCGAAGTCAGGCGCCTGGATCCCGGCAATACGAACCTTCGGCCCCTCGGCGCACCACAGCGGCCCGTCGCCATCGTGAACGCGTGTGACAGTGCAGGAGAACGTTTGCGGCGAACCGAGGCTGACTAGTAAAAACACGATATCGATCATGATCATGGGTTAGCCGATTGAGGCGCGATCAGCGTTAGCCGGGGTGAGGGCTTTGAGCAGATCGCAGCACAGTGCAGACGAGATTCGAGACGAGCTGGAGCGCGTCGCCGCCAGCTTGAGCGCGAACGACGAGGATCTGGACCTGGACTTCCGGAGACCGTTCCTCGCCGGTCCACATTGGCCGTTCGCCCACAACTGGGATGTCCGTGTCGCGGTACCTGATGGGCTGGAGGACCTTGCCTTCCGAACGATCGATGAGGTCGCTACCCGCTGGAATCTGGAAGAAAAATGAACGGCCCCAACATCCATCGGCTGAGCGCTGGTACCGTCACCTTTCAGATGCCCCTCCATCAGCCGTCTTGGTCGTATGACCACGAGACCCTCAACAGGCTTGTTGACGTCGAAGTCGAGATCCGCGCGCTTATGCGGTTGGGCAGCGCAGGCTCCGCCAAGTACGTCGCGAAGCCCACGCTGGCGGGTAACCGGCAATTGGTCGAACAGGCGGCGCGGCGCATTATCGACCGGGAAGGCCCAAGCTTCGTTCAGCCGGTTCGCGTGTCGGCCAGAGACATCGCGGTCCATCTGCGCGACTGCGGGGACGAGCAAGAGGCGAGCGTCGCTCCATGCATACCCGAGTACAGCTTGCCGGTTGGCATTGGGTAGCGACGAACTGCGTCCCCAATCCTTGGCAAGGACGCCCTCGGCGTGACGAACGCTCCGCTTATCGCGATTATAGACGATGACGCCAATGTGCGCGAAGCACTGGCTGATCTGCTGGAAAGCTACGGCTTTAGGACAAGCACGTTCGACGGCGCTCCCTCCTTCCTGAGTGCGCAAGTCGCTGCCGATTGCCAGTGCATCATCACCGACCTCCAAATGGCAAACATGACTGGCATCCAACTCGCGCAGCACCTTGTGGGTGAGGCTGTGAGCACACCGATCATCCTGATAACGGCGTTCTCGACGGATGCTGTTCGACGTGCGGCTGCGGCAATCGGTGTCAGCCATCTTCTCCCTAAGCCGCTCAAACCAGTAGAACTGCTCGCCTGCATCAAAGCAGTCTTGCCCTCGGTCTGAGCTAATGACACCTGTCCATTGCGCCGCATCATCTGCCCAGAAGCCGAACCTTCTGCTCAGCTCCGACACAGACCGCAAGAGGCGAGAAGCGGTGTGTTTATCCGGTAACTTACGCGATTCCCCTAAATCCTGTTCCTCTCCAATCGGCACCATGTACGTCTGGGAGATAACAGCAGAGGGACGTTCGTGGGGATTGTTGCATTTCAAATGCCCTTGGGGCGCGCGAGTTGGTCGTACTTCGGAGACAGCACGCGCAACGTAGATGTTGAAGTAGACGTTGTTGCTTTGGAACGCCTCGCTGGCTTGGTAGTCGAACACGACGTCCCCGCTGCCGTTTTCCAGATCCATCGAGCCGCAATCGAGCAAGCCGCTCGAAAAATCATCGATCGCGAAGGGCCGAACTTCGCCGAGCCCGTTCGGGTCACGGCAGCAGATCTCTGAGCTGGCGAGAACCAGCGCTCTCGTGCCAGGAGTTGGTACCGAGCGGCCTCGACGCCCGGTACCAGTGCGACCCGTTCCGCAATTTTGGGGATTGCCGAGGCACGGGGGTATAGCAACTACGCGCCGGCGGGGTTGGGCATCGCCGGCGCGAGGAGCAGGTAGCTCGAAATTTAGACGACGCGACAACATGATACCCACATCACGCCGCCTTGCGCTGGATGAGAAAAATGTTCCGCTCGCCGTCGTCGGGATCGCCGCCTGCTTCAGCCGACGTCCATCGGCTGCAGAAGCGGCTCTCATGCGTTTCCGGGTACATCGGCACAGGAAAGCGTCCGGCGCCCTGCACCACGACCGGAGGATTGATCTGACAGACGCCAAGTTCAGGGCCCGCCGACGGATCGCGGGTGGCATTTGCCAGCTTCGGCCCCGAGCGCGTCCACCAGGCGCAGGTAGCGCAAATCCGATCGCAGCTCATTGCTTGACCTCCGCATAGCGGTTCGCCTGCTCGGAGAGCGCAACATTCATGTCAGCGAGGAACTCGCCGCACTGCTGCTCGCGGTGAACCTCCGGGAAAACTGAGGTGACGGTCACCCCGCTGACTTCGCACCAAGTCTGATTGAAAACCTTGGGCGGGTAACGCCGGCAGATGCCGACGCGTGCGGCGGAGGGCTTCGGTTCAGCCGTGGCATCCGGAGCGCCACGGCTGAGGAAGTGCGTGCAGCTCGCGCAGTTCATGCCAGCACCATCATGCGCTGCTCGGCGCCCTGCTTTGAGAGGTCGATACCGCCGATGCAGGCGAGATCCTCGATGCAGTCCCACAGCAACTGTTCGGTCGCATCCTTGTGACCCAGGATGCCCGACGTAAAATCAGGATGAGCAGGGTCAACCACCGCACGATCCGACCAAGTTTGGCAGGCAGTATGCTGGAATGCGACGCGTAGTTTCGCCACCACGCCTTCGATCGTTTGAGCGCGGAGCTGGTGAATCTCATCGTCGAACGGGCCGCACAAGTTCTCCCAATCAGGAACTCGATCGGTGAGGTCATGTCGCATGTCGAGCAAGTACGACATGCCCTGCCGGACTCCTGCAAACGCAGTGAGGAGTTCGGCGTCGGCGTTGGCGTTGGCGTTGGCGTTGGCTGCGCCGGTGTCGCCGAATGCAAGCGCACGCGCCAACGGCGAGCGGGAAAGCAGGGCACTGCGGAGAGCCACTGCGAAGCGCTCTTCAGGAACGGTGCTGCCTTCCAGCTCAACCCAGGACTTCAGCCCCTTACCGAGGGGCGGGGCATCTAGCGTGTCCAGCAGTTCGAAGTACGTCATCAGATCTTGATCAGCGGCCGTCAGGCAGGCCGTCGCGAGAAGACGATCCATGCCCGCAACCTCCCGCTCGCACAGCGCGATGAAGGAATCGTCGGACTCGCCTTCGTGGGACCAATACGCGATGGCAGTGTCTAGCCAGGGGAGGAACGCGGCGAGCATCGCCGGCGACAGGTCTCGGTGAGCGATCTGCCGAGCGTTCTCGTAATTGCAGCCTGCGAGGTCATCGAGAGTGGCGTCAGTGATGCTGGCAGGCAGGACATCGAGCGCTGCGCGGATGCTCACGACCGCGGTTGCGCCGGGAAACGAGAGCACCGGGGTGCGGAATGCGAGAGGTGAGGAGGCGGTGATCTGACCGTACTGGAACGTCATGTGCTTGCTCCTTTTGCCGACAACCGGCGGCAAGAGAGATAGATATACCTATATCTTCCGTCAAGCGGCAACGTGTACAGCTCTTTCCGTGCGATTAGCTGCTCGACTCTTGCACGTCCCGATGATCTCGCGGGCCAAGAGCCTTGCGTGCAGCGTCGACCACGTCGAACCCGTGCGCACGGCTGACAACTGACTCGTGCGTGATGAGTCCATCGTAGTGCTCGGATGCATCCTGGAGAGCTCTGCCTCGCGCCCGCCGCTCTCGCTCCCACTCTCCCAACTCGTCAGCGAAAATCTCCGGCCCGAGCCCTAGCGGCTCCAAAGAGGCCCATAGCAGGGCCAAAAGAGAATCAACTTCGATGCAGATACTGGTGGCGAGACGATTTTTGGTCAGAAAGCTGATATATCGATGTCTCCCAATCACAGTTTCGGTTGGATCTTCCCCAGACTCTCGCAGCCAATCAGAGAACTCCTCGTCACTTAGGAATGCTTCTGTGATCTCCTCGCTTGTGAAAGTGTCTATGAACACGTGCATGTGGTCTGATCGATCGACTTTGAGCTCTGAGAGGGCGTCGAGTTGCACCAAGCAGTAGTGTAGGTGTTCTTCGCCATTCGCTCTGCATATAGCGGTTTCTACAACGGCATCTTTGATAGCTTGCCAGCCAGTGAGGACCACCTTTTGCGCCCGCTCCGGGGTGAGGCCGACATGCAGGAGTTTGAGCATGAACAGCAGTTGGTAGACCTGAGTGGCGCCGTACGCTGCCCGACCTCCGCGGCCGACGTTTACCCCCTCAGGGAAACCCATCTTTTGCCACTGCTTCAAACGCGCTTGGAAAGCATCAGCACGGTCTGGCGCAATCTGGCTGACGAATGCGAGAACGAATTGCGTTTGGGCGAAAGTGAGGGACATGGATTCTCCAGTTTCGCGAAGGGTTATGTGTACCTCTTGACCGCGTCAACGGAAGGGTTGTAAAGGGATAGGTATACCTCTCTCTTACAAGGACATCTCGGCATGGACTCGTTGGACATTCTCAAGGGAGCCACTGCTGCGGCGACGTACACGGGGCTCACGCGCCGCGCGATCTATCACCTCGTCGAAAACGACAGAATCCCGGTGAAGCGGGTCGGCCGTTCTCTGTTCTTCCGGAAGGCGGAACTTGAGCGAGTCTTCTCACCCGGCGCCTGATCGCAGCTAATCGTTGCTCGCCACATCCCGCCGCAGCACGAACACGAGCCCAAGCATGAGTGTCTGCGGCTCGCCGTACAGCACCGACGAGAATCCATCCTCAAGCTGGTCGAGGAAGTGGTGAACCGCTTCGTTCGGCATCTGGGCCGCTCGCATGCTGTCCACGATCGAGGCCATGACCACGCCGATCGCGCTGATCGTGAGATAGCCCATGTTCCGCGCTTTTCTGTCTTTCGTCATGCTCCTGGAGTTACCCGATGAATGCACCGTACATCCACGGGCGCCGACGGACTCTCACCGCGTCAGGCGCGATTGATGCGCAGAACAAGGTCCTCTCCGCGATCAAGGAAGAGGACGGTGCTACCTGGATCGATATTGGCCGGGTGCTGGGCAAGTCGGACGATCGCGCGGCAGCGTATGGCAACACCGCGTCCGCGATCGACCTTCCGACCTTCCTTGCTGGCTGTCACGAGTGGGGCGCTCGCTTCGCTGATCCCTTGCTCGCGCTGGTCGGCGGCAAGTGGGCGGACGTGGGTGCCTATTGCACCAGCGATGAGAAGGCGGCGCTGACGCTCGCTTCCCTGCTGCCCGCCGTTATCGAGGTTGAGGCGGATGGCCTGACCGAGGCGCGGGAATTGCTGCCGCATGAGGCGCTGATCCGCCGCGTACATACCCTCACTTCGGCATGGCTGGAGATGATCGCGGCTGAGCGGGGGCGCGCCTGATGCGTCGCCCCCAGACGGCATACTCAGGCGTGCGCGACCGCCAACTTGATTCCCATCGCTTCGAGTACCTTCATCAGGGTCTCCAGCGTCGGATTGCCGCCCTTGTCCAGCGCTCGGTAGAGCTGCTGGCGCTTGATGCCGGTCTTCTCTGCGATGTCGGCCATTCCTTTCGCACGAGCAACGACCCCGATTGCGTGCGAGATGTAGGCGGGATCGCCGCTCTCAAGCGCATCGTTCAGAAACTCGGTCTGAGCCTCTTCGGTGTCGAGATGCTCCGCCGCATCGAAGCGGCTAAGTTCCAGTGCCATCGTTACCTGTCCCTCCTCGGACGCGGAACCGTTACCATTCGCTCAGTCCAACTGAGCCGCCATTTCCTTTGCCTTCGCGATATCCCGCCCCTGCGAGGACTTGTCGCCGCCGCACAGCAGGATCACCAACTCGCCGCCGCGCCTGGTGAAGTAGACGCGATAGCCGGGGCCGTAGTCGATCCGCAGCTCGGACACGCTCCCACCGACCGACTTCACATCGCCCATCAACCCGAAGGCGAGCCGATCGATACGAGCCGCGATCCGAGCACGGGCGCGAATGTCCCGCAGCTCCTGCAGCCATACGGTGAATTCGGCAGTCTGCTGAACTTCGGCCATGCACGTCATATGTCAACATATAAGTTGAATGTCAATATATACGTGACAGCCCTTGTCCTCGGGGGGCGACGGTGATGCGGCATCGCCCACGGCATCAGCGGCTCAGCGAAACTGACTTTCAGCGTCTCATCGACGAAGCGCTGGTGCGCCACAACCTATCCGAGATCGTGTGCCGTCATACGAAGCTCAAGCGCCGTGGCGCGCGCGAGCTGGTGGGTCTCTGCCCGTTCCACCCGGAGCGTTCCCCCAGCTTCGAGGTCAACGACGGCAAGGGTACCTACCACTGCTGGGGGTGCGGCGCTGCCGGTAACGCATTGCAGTTTCTCCAGCAGAAGGAGGGCTTGTCCTTCCGCGACGCGTTCGAAGCTCTCTCCGGCGACCGCTTCCCCGTCATCTCTGAAGAAGAGCGGGCGAAACGGAAGGCGGAGGATGCGGAGGCTCGCGCGAGCGCGATAGCAGAGGCGCGCGCGCTCTGGAACACGACGGTGCCGGTGATGGGGACGCCAGCCGAACGCTACCTGCGCTCGCGCAGTATCGCTGCGCCGCTGCCTCCCTCGATCCGCTTCGGGCGCATTCCGCTCAGCCGAGATCCCGAAACTGGCCGTTGGCGCGAGGCCATGCCGGCGCTTGTTGGCGCCATCACCATGGCCGGCGAGTTGGTGGCGATCCAACGCATCTTCCTGCGCGACGATGGGAGCGACAAGCGCTGGCGCAAGCCGCGCAAGTCTAAGTTCAGCCTGGGGCGGCTGCTCGGCGGTGCCATGCGTCTCGACCACGGCATCAAGGGCTCGGAGATCATCATCACCGAAGGGCCGGAGGACGCTCTTACCCTCATGCAGGAAATGCCCGGCCGCCGCGTCTGGGCCGCGCTTGGCACCGACCTGATGCCGTCCGTCGAGTTCCCGCCGGAAGTGGATAGCATCGTCATTGCTGGTCAGAACGATGCCGCCGGCCGCGCTGCAGTGGAGCGTGCCGGCGAGGCGCTTCTGAGCCGCGGCTACGCCGTTCGCGACACCTATCCGCATCCGGACTTCAAGGACTGGAACGACCAGCTGCGGGGTATCCGGCAATGAGCGGCATCGACGCGCAGTTCGCTCAGGCTGAGAGCATCAATCCGCTCGCCAATCCCGAGGCTGAAATTAGCCTGCTGGGTGACCTGATCGCCAGCAACAAGCTCATCGACCCGGCAGCGGACAAGCTGCGGCCGGTCGACTTCTCCGTCCCACTTCATGGCCTTGTGTTCGGCCGCATGGCTGAACAGGCGGCGAGAGGCCGGGCGGTCGATGCAATCACCATCGCACCGTTCGTCCAGGAGGAGGAAGGCTGGCCAAAGCTCCAGCGCGTGCTGTCTGCTGCGCATCTGAACGCTGGGCCGGCGGCACGGACCAAGACGTATCTTGAGCAGATCGTTGACCTGGCGCGCCGCCGGCGAGCTGTTGAAGGCCTGCGGGACGTGATCCACTCCCTGCGCACGCCGGGCGGTGAACTCGACGAGCTTGTCGTCCAGGCTGACGAAGCCGTGGCGGAGCTGGCTGACGAAACTGCCGAGATCGAGCAAGCGTCGGCGGGCGATCACGCGCAGCGGGTCATCGAGAGTTTCGGCAAGCCGATCGTTGGTGTCCGCTGCGGCGTCATCGGCTCCCTCGACGATGTCATGGGACCGCTGCGCCCCACGGAGCTGGCGGTGGGTGGCGGCCGCCCTGGTATGGGCAAGACTGCCACCGTTACCAGCTACGCGCTCGGTGCTGCCGGCCGCGGACACGGAGTGCTGATGTTCAGCCTCGAGATGTCGGCCGACCAGCTCACGCGCCGCATCCTCGCCGACATGTGCCACTCGCCCGCCAACAGCGTGCTCTACGAGCGGATCCGCGACGGCAATGTGCGCGGGCCCGAGCTGGACCGCGTGCTTGCCGCCAAGAAGCGGCTGGATGCGCTGCCGTTTGAGATCAACGATCGAGGCGGGCTCACGCTGGCCATGCTCAATCGCCGCGTTCGTCGCCATAAGCGTCGCCTTGCAGCAGAAGGTCGTAAGCTCGACCTGGTGATCATCGACTATCTGCAGCTGATGTCCCCAAGCCGGTCGGGCATGTCCCCGTACGAGAGCGCTACCGAGATCAGCAAAGGCCTGAAGACCTTGGCGAAGCAGGAGCAAGTCGCGGTGTTCGCGCTCGCTCAGCTCAGCCGGGACGTCGAAAAACGGACCGATAAGCGGCCCGTCCCGAGTGACCTTCGCGACAGCGGTCAGATCGAGCAGGACGCCGACGTCCTGCTCTTCCTCTACCGCGAGGAGGAGTACCTTCGTCGGTCGAAGCCCTCGGACGAGTACAGCGCCAAATACAGCGAGTGGCGCACGGACATGGATGCCGTGAAGGGCAAGATCGAATTCATCGTCCCGAAGCGCCGCAGCGGCCCCACAGGCGAGGCTGTCGGCTACTTTTTTGGAGAGTACGCGGCTGTCCGCGGAAACGATTTCTACAGGCTTGGAGAGGGTCCTGCACATGGCTGAATTCCCTGCGCTTCCGCTTTGGACTGACGCCTACCTGGCGGACACCCGGCATCTCTCAACGCTTGAGCACGGCGCTTACCTGCTGCTGCTGATGGAAGCTTGGCGCCGACCGTCGTGTTCGTTGCCCGACAACGACGTCATGCTGGCGCGGCTAGCTGGCCTGTCGGAGGACCAGTGGGCGACCGTTCGAGATACCATCATGTCGTTCTGGAAACATGACGGAAGAAGCAAAACTTGGACGCAGAAGAGGCTTTTAGAACAGCGCGATTTTTCGCGTAAGCGCAGCGAGTCTCAACGGGGTAAAGCCGTAAAGCGTTGGGATAAAAAGAAAAAAGATGATGCTGCGGCAGTGCCTGATGCATGCCCGGCGGATGCCTCCATATCCATATCCATAAGTTCCGTATCTAACGATACGGGCGCCGAAGCGCCGCCAGATCCTGTGAAAGAGCTGTTCGACACCGGCGTCGCGCTGCTGACCGGAACGGGCACGCCGCCGACCAAAGCCAGGTCGGTGATCGGCAAATGGCGGAAAGATCAGGGGGACGCGCAGACGCTCGCAGCCATCGTCGCGGCGCGGGACCACGGCGTCAGCGCACCTGTCGAGTGGATCACTGCCCGCTTCCGCAAGGTTGGCGAGGAGGAGGACGAGGCCGCTGCGATCCGTCGCGCAACCATCGAACGCTACCGGCGAATGGGCATGGTCGACGTGCCCGCAAGACACTGAACGAGAAGGAAAGACGAATGGCCAAGGGGCGCAAGCGCAAGCCGGGTAAGCGAACGAAGTCGGGCCAGCTCAGCAGGGCTGGCGTGGCAACTGCGCGGATCGACCGGGGCAGCGAGCGAGCGCAGGCGATGCGGGAACTGTATGGCGACAATTGCAGCGACGCGATCGGCCGAGCGTTTGAGCGTGGTCTGCTGGGGAGTGGTACCGAGGCGAAGTCGATGCTCGACACGGCGCGAGCCATCCATCGCGCCTACTGGGCCTGGTACGCCAACGGTCCCGTCCGCTGTGCACTGGCGGATCGCAGCGGGGCTGCTGTGCAGAACGACGTCGAACGAGAGCGGCGGCAGGAGGCTTGGCTCAACGACATGCTGCGTATCGCAGGTCGGGGTGGTCATTCAGTTCGCGTGCTGTTCGACCAGCTGGTGGTGGACATCAATCCAGATTGTGGTCCGCTGTGGCTGGACCGCCTATTGGCGCGGGAGGGCAGTGGAGAGGATTGGAGCCGGCTTTCTACCGCCCTAGAAGCGCTAGCGGAATGCGCCGGTGTGCAGCGGCTTTCGACGAAGTGCGCGTGATTCCTTTTGCTTGCAATTAGTTGGCTATGGTCACCGGAACTGGTATTCGCAATAATAGTTTAACTCGGTTAACCATCAGTTTGCCGCGCGCGCTCTTGCTGCGTTGCATCATTTCGGATTAATGCGCGTGCGTCGGCAACACGTCCGTTGTGGACCTGAGGAGACTTCACGATGAGCGCAGATGACGGTGAAGCCGGTCAGGAGATCATCAAAAACGTCGAGTTGGCTCTTGGCGATGGATCTACCGTCTCTGTGTATCTCAGAGGTCGCAACGAGCCCGTCTCGGTGGTTCGCGTGCACCGCACGCCGCTCACTGTGCGGCTGGAAGGTACCGGCAACGCGGTCCACGACGTGACGTACAGCGCTGTTGTTGGAGCGAAGTACTCTCCTCGTGGACTGCGCGTCGTCGACGGTATGGCGTAGTTTGCAGCGCTGCCAGATGGGTGTGCCTTGGTACTCAAAGTGAGTTGAATAGAATAATTTACGTTAGGTGCTCGGGCCGCGTAGGTTGCACCCCGCAGGCTGGGTTCATAGGCTGGCGTTGATGATAGAGAACCGACATCGACAGGCGGCACGCGATTCCGATTTCTTAAAGGTCTTGGGGGGCCGCACTCGCATCCTCCTACTTCGGGAACTCTTCGACGGCGAGAAGTCAGTCGGCGAGCTTGCCGCTGCAATCGGCGTGCTGGAGACGGCGGTTTCGCAGCAGCTTACCATGCTGAAAGCAGCGGGATTCGTCTCAACCCGCCGTGAAGGGCAGAAGATCTTCTATTCGCTGGCGAGTGACGATGCGCGGCAGCTTCTCGAGGCAGTTCGAGAGTTGACTACGAAGGTCGAGGTAGAGGCTAAAGGGTAGAGGGAAACTGCGACGCAGCGCTCTGTCCGAGGACGCTTAGTCCGCGGCACGCTTAGGTGGGAGCTCCCGGAGGAAGCTAGGACGCTCTTCGACTGCGCTCGGTAGATCAGAGAGCAGAGCCCGCGTCGCCTGCATCAAGCCCGACAGCCTGTGTACGCACTCTGCCAGCTTCGGATCATTCAAATCTCCAGCTAAAGCGTCCAGCTTCGCCAAGTGCGCCGCAGCATCCATCGGCCCAGCAGGTGTGTTGGCGGTCATGTTGCTGCCTTCAGTTAGAGCGATCCAACAAAGCTCTGAACGACGCCCAAAAGAAAAAGGGCGACCCCGAGCCGGGGCCGCCCTCTTTCAAATCACGCAGATTGCCTCTTAGGCGTACGTGACCTTGACGCTGCGGCGACGACGCACGGCTGCACCAGCCATGCCGGCACCGGCGATCAGCATGCCCCAAGCGGCCGGCTCGGGCACGCCCGACGGCGGCGAAGCGAGCGTGTAGCTGCCCGACACGGCGGAGCCAGCGCCACCGGTCTGGGTGAAGCTGAAGGTCAGCGATGCCGCGCCCGGATCGAAGCCCGCCAGGGCAACCGACGGAGTGAAGGTGCCGAGCGTGTACAGCGAGACGACGCTGCTGGTGCCAACAGTCGACAGGTCCACCTTCGAGATGGTGCCGACGAACGTGCCATATGCACCGCTGAGGGTGACAGCCGAACCCCAGGTGGCAGTGACGCTGGAGAGGTTAAACGGAGTGAAGAACGAGATGGGGCTCAGGTCGCCAGTGCCATTGCTGGTGGCGATCGTTCCGCTGTTGGTGAAGGTGGTACCGGCGCCGATGACCGGGGTCGAGCTGCCGACATTGAACACGGCGCCAGCGAGCGTGCCGACGATGGTGGCAGCCGAGGCGGCCGAAGGAGCTACAATCGCTGCCGTGGTGGCAGCAAGCAACGCGAAAACACGAGTGCGCATACATTCCCCTACTTTGGTTAAAGACCGGTTAATGCCGGCAAAAGAGCACTCTCTGGAAGCCCGCACCTTGTCAATCACAAATTGTTGCACTTGCGAGATGTGACTGTTCAATCTCGACTATATGTCTAAGATTCTAAGCAAATTTTTTTCTTGCCCTACCTGCGCTTCAATGAAGGTCATTAGCCGCCAAACGTTTGCAGTAGCAGCAATTTTTTCGCGGAGGGTGAGAACTCCTGTGGACAGTCGCTTGTTCCGATCTTATCTAATTCTAGCCGTCCCCTCCCGTGCGCAATCGGGCCCTAAAATCGAAGTGATTCGTTCTTTCGATTGGGGGCGGCAACTCTCGCTCTCTATGAAGCCTGATTGTGGCCGCTGCTGTGCGGTTTTTCGGCAAGAGGCCGCGGCGATCATCACGTAGATCATCGATTAGGAGTGCCTAGCTCATTTGCTTTCTGAATCGGGCATGAGTAAATCGGCCCGGTCACTCCTTCTCGACTGCACTCGATCCACACCTCCGAGTGCGTGAGCCGACGGGCTTGCCGAGTTGGAGTGACACGCGCAGATCTTGGTTCTGCGCTGCCTCGGTCCCCACTACTGTGCTTGGTATTGGTCTACTCACGTCCCAGGAGCAGGCGAGCGCCCTGAACCGCAGATGATCGTGCGCCCATCGCTGACAGGTGGGAATGCGGCAACATCACCTAAGGGTGAGAACGTCCAGTGCGTCTACGTCTAAGCCGCCTCTGATGGCGGCATGCGCATGGCGAATCACAAAGCACAGTGCAGGTCCGCTCCGAGTCGAATTTCGATGGAAATGCGCTTCCAGCGAGGATCAAAATTTAGAGTGGTAGTCGATCAGCGATGTGCAAACGTTGCAACTTACGGTCGGTTCGAGGCGGTATAGCACGCAGCGCAGATCGTGGTCTCCGGAATTTATCATGACTTAATATCAATTTGCGTGCGCACTCTCGTTAGAGTCCCCTGGCGAGGGTATATTTTGCAATTGACAATCAACGTCCTTCTGCAAAGTTGGTTAACGCCGGAACCAGCCGGTGGCTAAGTAAAGCAGGAGACACTATGCGCACTCGTGTTATTGCGCTGCTTGCTGCTGCCTCAGCAGCAGTTGCGGCTCCAACGGCAGCCTCGGCCGCCACTCTTGTCGGCACGCTGACCGGCGCTATCTTTAACATCGGCAGCTCGACCCCGGTCATCGCTGCCGGTAGTACGTTCACGAACAGCGGGTCGCTCATCACCAACAACGGCACAGGCGACTTCAGCCCTGTTTCATTCTTCACGCCGTTCGCTCTGTCGACCGTCACGGCTGCCAACGGTTCCGTTGTCACTCTCTCGGGCCTATTCGGCACTTTCGTTGGTTCTGTAGGAAGTCTCAGCGTCACGAACTCGAAGCTGACCAATATGGTGACGCTCTACACGTACGGCACCTTCACGCCGTCGGGCACGCTCGCAAGCTACGACCCGGGCGCGGCGTCGGTATTTTTCACCTTCACGCAAGGCACTACGCCTGGTTCGATCGTATCGGGCAGCTACACGTTGTCCTCGCCGCCGAGCCCGGTTCCCGAGCCGGCTGTTTGGGGACTGGCGATCGCTGGTGCCGGTATGGCTGGCGCTGCCGTTCGTCGTCGCCGCCGCGAGAAGGTCGCTGCTGCCTGAACCACAGCAATCGTCGATCGGGAGGGGCGGCCTTTGTCGAGGTCGCCATTTCTGGATGAAGCGGCTTTGCCCATGTAGCAATTGCATGGACGCGGACGTAATCGACTTGACAGTCGCTGCCAAATAGCGCATGAAAAACACGCTGGCGGACTGCGCCTGCACATTCGGCTCGGTGGCTTCGGCTTCCGGGCCGTTTCTCGTTTAAGTGGATCGCTGATACCGATGCGCCCGCCTCAACCTGTGTGGGGCGTTCGGACCTAGTTCGAAGGCTACTCAGCTAAGGTTGGCGTACCTGCCTCTGCCCTTTCGCGCTGCATCGCCAATGCTGCTTCCACCAAGTGCTTCGCTGCTGGGTTCGAGATAGAGTAAAATCTAAGCTGGCCATCTCTTCGCTTAGAGACAAACCCTGCGCCACGAAGAACGGCGAGTTGCTGCGAAACTGCAGTGTCTGACTTTTTGACGTTCTCGGCCAGTCGCCCGACCGACATCTCGCCATCGAGCAGAGCCACCAGCAAAGTTAGTCGATGGCGGCCGGATACCAGCTTGAGAAGCGAGGATGCTTCATCCGCGGAGTTGCGTAGGTCTTCAAGGGGCATGCGGGTGATAGCTCGCGCTTAGGTGAGCGCCCCATGGAGCACACGATCGAGCGACGACGCAAGACCATCTGCCACGCTGCAGCGGGTTGTTAACCGGGTGAAAACGTTCTCTTCCTGGATCGTGCATGCATGCCTACACGTCCTCCTCAGCTGCGGCAGAAGGCACAGCGTCCCTCAAGCAACTGGGATCGACGCAAGAGCCGACACGAGCGCGGCTATGGGCGTGAGCATGAAGCAATGCGCCGCATCCTGCTGGATGAGGAGCCGCTCTGCCGCGCCTGCTTGGGCAAGGAGCCGCCGCAGTACGCGCCGAGCACGATCGCTGATCACATCCGCCCAAAGGCTGAAGGCGGCACGGACGAGCGCGACAACTATCAGGGGCTCTGCTCCCCGTGCAGCAAGGCGAAGACAGCACGAGAGAGCGCCAGGGCGCGTCGCCGTGCTCGCTGATGCGGGTGGGGGGGTGTCAGAAATCAACACCCTGCCGCCACCTGGACCGCACACGGGGCCTTTTTTCGCGCGTGCGAATTAAACTTTCGGTGCGAATTAAATTTCGGAGGCCCAGATGAAGCGTGGCCCCAAGCCCGAACCGGCGGCGTCGAAGCTGGCGCGCGGCACCTTCCAGCCGGTGCGCGACGCGCCGAAAACCGAAGTTCTCGTGCCGGGCGATCCCCCGGTGATGCCGGATTATCTGACCGCTGGGGCTATCGACGTCTGGCAGGAGGAGCTCGGCCGCGTGATGGCGGCGGGCGTCGCCGAAATCGATAGCTCGCTGTTCGCCCGATACTGCTCGCTCGAGGCGCTGGTGCGCGAGGCCTTCGCTGAGGGTGGCGAGCCGCCGCCCGCCGCGTACCTCACGGTGCTGCGCCAATATGCGGAGCTGCTGGGCATCGCGGGTCGGAAAAGCCGGGTCGGCAAGGTGGGCGATGACCCGAGCAAAAACCGGAACCCGTTCGCGCGGAACGGCGCGCGCGCGCGCGGCTAAGCCGGCGCTCAAATTCGAGCCGACCGAGCACGATCGCAACTATAGCGAGATCGCGCTCGGCTATGCGCGTGCCGCGGCGGCGGACAAGCGCCAGCAATCGCACTGCAAGTGGGTCCGGCTGGCTGCCCAGCGGCACCTGGACGACCTCAAGCGGTCGAAAACGAGGGCTTTCGAGTTCTATTTCGACCCCTGGCACGGCAACGATATCTGCGATGTCATCGAGAAATTGCCCCACATCGAGGGCAATTGGTGCACCTGCCCGGGCGCTGCCGACGACATCCACAGCGATCGGTGCGGGAAAATCGACCTAGAGCCGGCGCAGATCTTCATCCTCAGCACGGTTTTCGGCTGGCGGCGGAAGGGGAGCGGGCTGCGCCGCTTCACGATGGTCTATGAGGAGGTCGCGCGGAAGAACGCCAAGTCGACGAAGACCGCTGGCGTCTCGCTCTACTGCCTCGCATGCGAGAACGAGACCGGGCCGCAGGTGCTCACCGTCGCGACGACGTTCGACCAGGCGAAGAAGGTCTTCCACCCCGCGAAGCGCATGGTGGAGAAGACGCCGGACCTTCAGGAGGCGTTCTCCCTGATCGCCTGGGCCAAGTCGATCGAGTGCAAGGACAATGGCGGCTACATGCAGCCGCTTCACGCGAAGTCTAAGAGCCAGGACGGCCACAACCCGCACCTGGTGACGCTCGACGAGTTCCATGCTCACAAAGACCGCGGGCTGTTCAACGTCATGCGGTCGGCGTTCGGCGCCCGCAAGCAGCCGCTGATGTGGATCATCACCACCGCCGGGTCAGACATCAACGGTCCCTGCTATGAGGAACGGGCGTTCGCGACCAAGGTGCTCGAGGGTACCATCGTCGCCGACCACTATTTCGTGATCATCTTCACCCTGGACCGCGCCGAGGATTATGGCGACGGCCGGAAGGTGGGCGACGACCCATTCGACGAGACGAAGTGGTGCAAGGCGAACTCGCTGCTCGGCGCCGCGGTGCAGCTTTCCGAGCTTCGGCAGTATGCGATCGAGGCGAAGTCCAACCCCGCCGCCGAGGGCGAGTTCAAGACGAAGCGCCTCAATATCTGGATCGGCGCGCTCTCGGCCTGGCTGAATGTCACCCAGTGGAACATCTGCGGCGACGCGAGCCTGACGCTCGACGATTTCGCCGGGCTCGACTGCTACCTCGGCGCCGATCTCTCGAACGTCGACGACTTGTCGGCCCTGGTGCTGGCCGCGGTTGATAAGGACGGACGGCTGCTCGTCAAACCATGGTTCTACGTGCCGGAGGCGCGGCTGCAGAGCGTCGACACCTCGGTCAAGCAGATCACGGAGCTTTACAAGCGGTGGGTCGCCAGCGGTCATCTGACCGCAACGCCCGGAGACTTCATCGATCACAACACGATCGAGGCTCAGATCCGCGCGCTGAAGGCGCAGCTCGCCGCGCGCAAGGTCACGTTCGACCAGTGGAACAGCGGCCTCGCCATGGCTGCCCGGCTCAACGAGGAGTTCGGAGAGCCGGACAATCCGTTCGGTCTCCAGATGGCGAAGAACGCGCGGAACTACACCGATCCAGCGAAGGCGATCGAGGCGCGGGTGAAGTCCGGCCCGGCTCGCCTCCGCCATGACGGCAACCCGGTCCTGACGTGGATGGTCGGGAATGCGGTGGTGGATCGCCGGACCGACGGCAGCATCCTGCCGAAGAAGGAAACGGCGAACAGCGCCAACAAGATCGACGGGGTGGATGCCATGCTCAACGCTATCGCCCCGATGCTGCTCCCCTCCGAAGACGATGGTGTCGACGAGTGGATCAAGAGCCTCGCCGCATGAGCTTCTTGGGCAGCATCCTGGCCGCCATCGGGTGGGAGCCTGGCGCGCAGGACGGTGACAACGTCCGCACGGGTACGATCACCACCGAGCGTGCCGGCGATCAGGAGAATGGCACGTCGTTCCTCGGTTTGTCGGCGACGTGGGCGTGCGTGAACTTCTGGGCCGGCAACATCGCCGGCCTGCCGGTGACCGTCTATCGCAAGGGGCCCGGGGGCGTGGCCGTAGAGGCAACCGACCACCCGCTCTATTCGGTGCTGCACGACAGCCCAAATTATGACCAGTCGGCATTCGATTTTTGGGAGTTCATGGTCGCGTCGATCGAGATGCGCGGCAACGCCTTTGCTGAGATAGCGCGGCGCTTCGACGGCAAGATCGTGGCGCTCACCCCGATCCGGCCGGATCTCGTGCGGGTGACGCGGCTGCCGGGCGGCGATCTCCGCTATGCCTGGACCGACAACGGCAAGGATCGCGTCGTCGGACAGGAGCAGGTGCTTCATATCCGGGGATTCGGTGGGGACCCGCTGGGCGGCCTCTCGCCGCTTGCTGTGTGCCGCCGCACCTTTGCAGCGGCCTCTGCCGCCGATCGCGCTGCCCGGGCCATGTTTGCCAATGGAGCGCGCCCGTCTGGCACGCTGTCCACCGACAAGCCGCTGAAGCGGGAGCAGCGCCAGGAGCTTGAGGATCTGCTGCGCGAGAAGTTCGTCGGCGCCGCGAACAGCGGCCGCCCGATGCTGCTCGACAATGGTCTGACCTGGCAGGCGCTGTCGCTCAGCCCCGAAGACGCTCAGATGCTCGAAAGCCGGCAGTTCAGCGTCGAGGATATCTGCCGCGTGTTCGAGGTGGATCCGCACCTCGTCGGCCACACCGCCGGCAACACGAAGCTGGGCAGCAGCATCGGCGATCAGACGCTGTCGCTGCTCAAGTTCAAGATGCGCAAGCGCCTCAAGCGCATTGAGGGGGCGCTCGAGAAGCAGCTTCTCACCGCCGCGGATCGCGCGGCAGGCGTGTCGATCGAGTTCAATCTTGAGGGCTTCCTGCGGGCAGACTCCGAAGGTCGCGCGCGGTTCTACGACCTGATGAAGCAATTCATGACCGTCAATGAGGTGCGCGCGCTGGAAGGGCTCGGCCCGGTACCCGGCGGCGACGTCATCCTCGCCCAAATGCAGGACATTCCCCTCGCTACCGCGGTCGGCAACACGAAGGAGCCGGTACAATGACCGAAGACCCCCGTCTCGCCGCGCACCGCGCCCAGCTGCAGGTCGCCGGCACCCAGCTGATGACCGCCGAGGAGATTCTCGCAGGGCAGACGCAGGCAGGCATACTGCGGCCGAGCTTCCTGCGCGATCATGATGATGATGGCTCGGTGCAGAGCCTGGTGCCGGGAGCCGATCGATGAACGAACTCGATTTCGAGCTCGACACCAAGTCGATCGGCGACGACGGCACGGTCGAGGGCATCGCCATCGGCTACGGCAATGTCGACCATGGCGGTGATCAGGTCATGCCGGGCGCGTTCAGCGCGTCGCTGACGGGTCGCAAGTCGCTGCCGATGCTCCTCTACCATGATCAGCGCCGCCCCGCTGGCGTGTGGAACAGCTGGCAGGAGACCTCCGATGGCCTGCTCGTGAAGGGCCGGTTCGCCATGTCGACACCGACCGGCCAGGAGGCCTACGGCCTGACCAAGGACGGCGCGATCGGCGGCCTGTCGATGGGCTTCAAGACGCTGAAGCAGCGGATGGAGGCCAAGACGCGCCAGCTGCTCGAAGGCGTGCTGCACGAAATCTCGCTGGTGACGATCCCGATGAACGATCGAACGCGCATCACCAGCGTCAAGGACATCGGTGATCTTCGCGACCGCTTGGCAGCCGGGGAACGGCTGACGGAACGCGAATGGGAGGGGCTGCTCAAGAAGAGCTTCGACCTCTCCAATGCAGAGGCTGAGCGCGCCGTGCGTCTCAACCTCAAAGGAGGCCAGGGGGAGCCTGGCGGCACGGCGAGCGACCAAGCGCGCAGCTTTTTCGAGGCTCTGCGCTCCTAACTCCACCGGGTTTTCGCGTCGCGAGACGCCGCCCCTCCCATAGATGGACCCATTATCATGAGCACCGAAACGAAGTCGGTCGCCGAGCTGGCGGCCGAGACCAAGGCCGCGTTCGAAAAGAAGCACGACGAGGTCAAGGGAATCGCCGAAAAGGCGCTCGCCGAGGCCGCCAAGGGCATCTCGATGACCGAAACGGCCAAGGAGATCGCCGATCAGGCGCTCACCGGCATGAACGAGCTCAAGGGCTTGCTGGAAACGCTCGAGCAGAAGGCCGCGCGCCGCGGCGGCGGCGACGAGCGCCAGCAGAGCATCGGCGAGCAGTATGTCGAGAGCGACGAGTATAAGTCGGCGTTCGCGAGCGGTGCCCGTCAGGGCCAGAACGTCGGCATCGAGGTGAAGGCGATCACCTCCCTCACCACCGACGCCAACGGCTCAGCCGGCGACATGGTGCGCCCGGACCGCATCCAGTCGCCGATGCAGATGCTGCCGAACCGACAGCTCACCATCCGCAACCTGATCGCGCCGGGGCAGACCGCGTCCAGCTCGATCGAGTATGTTCAGGAAACCGGCTTCACCAACAACGCTGGCATGGTCGCAGAAGGCACGCTGAAGCCGGAATCGACCCTCAAGCTGGACCTGAAGAACGCCCCCGTGCGCAAGATCGCGCACTGGTTCCTCGCATCGGCCGAAATCCTCGCCGATGCGCCGGGCTTGCGCTCGATGATCGACAATCGCCTCCGCTACGGCCTGGCGTTCGTCGAGGACGTGCAGCTGCTGAAGGGGGACGGCACCGGCCAGAACCTGCTGGGTATCAAGCCCCAAGCGGCCGACTATGCGGTGCCGGCTGGTCTGACCGGCTTCGCGGCGCCGTCGATGATTGACAAGCTGCGCATCGGCCAGCTGCAGGTCGCGCTGGCGCTGTACCCGGCCGATGGCCAGGTGCTCCACCCGATCGACTGGGCCATCATCGAGATGATGAAGGACGGCGAGGGCCGCTACCTGATCGGCAACCCGCAGGGCACGCTGGCGCCCACGCTTCGGGGTCTGCCGGTGGTGCCGACCATGGCCCAGACCGTCGGCGAGTTCACGATCGGAGCCTGGAAGATGGGCGCGCAGCTGTTCGACCGCGAGCAGTCGGGCGTGATGGTCTCCACCGAAGACGGCGACAACTTCCGCAAGAACATGGTCACCATCCTCGCCGAGGAGCGCCTGGCGCTGACCACGTACCGCCCGGAAGCCTTTGTCGACGGCGCGTTCGCGAACGCCTGAACCACCTGACCGGGGCGAGCCACGCGCTCGCCCCGGCAACGGGAGCATCGTCCGATGTCCGACAAGAAGATCAAGTATGAGGTGCGGCGCTCCATGCAGTGCGGCGCCGAGAGCTTCGAGCGCGGCGACACGCGCGAGATGACCGAGGCAGAGGCCACGCCGCTGCTCAAGTCCGGCGCTTTGTGCCTGCCGGGCGAAGATCCCGCCGAGCGCGAGCCGGCCGTGCAGCACACCTTCGGCACTGCGCCGCAGGAGAGCCCGAAGGATTTCACGGTCGCCCACCCCGATAGCGCCATCAAGTCGCCCGCGCGGCAGCAGGGCTCGAAGAAGGCGAACTGATCATGGCCGACAACATCACGACCCCAGTCGCCGACGGGAAGACGCTCGCCGCCAAGGATATCGGCGGCGCAGGCATCCTCTACCCCTGGAACCTGATTGCCGACAGCGCGGGCGCCGATGCCGTCGGCCTGGTCACCGCGAGCCCCGCTGCGTTCACGATCCTCGGCCGCCTGAAGGCGATCACCGATGGCGTCCTCGCGGCAACGCCCGCGGGCGAAAACTACATGGGCAAGATTGGCGGCGACGTGCTGCTTAGCGCGCCCGCCGCCGCGCCGACGGTCAGCGCCTCCGCCTACGCCGCCGGCCAGGTGATCGGCACCAAGTTCACGCTGCCGAACGCCGCACGTGTGGCCGCCGGCGCGGGCCTGATCCAGGCCGCGACCGTGCTGTCGAAGACCGCGACGACTGCCGCGATCGATATCCTGATTTTCTCGGCCGACCCGACCGCCTCGACGCTGACCGACAAGACGGCGCCCACCATCGCCGCCGCTGACCTCGACAAGATCGTCGGCGTGATCCACCTCACCGACTGGAGCGCTCTGGGCGCTGCGGCGCTGGCTCAGAACCTTGCCGTGGGGCTGCCGTTCCGCCTGCCGGCCGGCACCAGCCTTTACGCCGTGCTAATCGCCCGCGCGGCGATCACGCCTGGCTCGACAACCGACCTGCTCCCCGCGGTTCGCATCATCCCCGGCTGATAGGAGGCTCGCGCCATGTTGACGCACCTGATCGTCCTCGGCCTGCTCACTGCTCCTTCGGGGGCCGGCATCGGCCCGGTGATCGCCACGCCGGACCGCACGGCGAGCATGGCGATCATCCAGCCGACGGCAACGCGCCCCAACAACATCCCGCTCGGCGCCGTCACCTGGTCGCAGCCCTACGACCCGGGCGACCATGCGCCATATGCCATCAGCTTCAAGGACCTGCTCGACGAGGGCGAGACGATCGCCAGCATCGACGCAATCAAGGTCTCGTCCTCGGCGGCGCTGCTCGGCATCTCCGTCGACACGGCTGCCGCCTATGCGCCGATCATCGACATCGCCGGCGACAAGATCCAGCTCTGGTTCCTCGTCGATCAGTCTGCGTGGGAATCGGCCGCGTTCGCCGCGGCGGGCGTGCAGGTCGCGATCACCGTGCGGGTGGTGACCAGCGGCTCGCCAGCGAAGCGCTATGAGCGCACCGCAGTCCTGACGGTGCGGCAGCTGTGAACGTCGACAACGGGAGCCGCGTCCGGCTGGAGATCGCGGGCGTGTTCGAAGGCATCGCCGGTGTGCAGGGAAATCGAGCAACGTTCGTGCCCAACCGTTCCTCTGCGCGGCCCGAGACCGTCAAAGGCGGGCTCTTGGACGGCAAGCCGGTCCTGCTCACCACCACCAAAGAGGCGGATGGCCCTATGTACGTCGCGCGCTTCCAGGTGATCGAATGACCCTCGCCGAAATGCGCGCGATCGTCGGCCTCGACGACATCGCGACGGATGCGCAGGTCGTTGCCGCCTACGCGGCACTTGTCGACGATGGCCCGCCCGCGGCCCTCACGATCGTCGAGCCTGTCACCGTCGAGCAGGTGCGCCTGCACTGCAAGATCGAGGAGGACGAGGAAGACGCCCTGATCGAGCAGAAGATCAGCGCGGCGCGCGAATGGGTCGAGGACTACACCGACCGGATTGTCGCGCAGCGCACGCTGGTGCAGCACTTCCGCGCCTGGGGCACCTATCTCATCCTCTACAGCCGCCCTGTCGTGTCGATCGTGTCTATCGCCTACGACGGCGCAGATGGCGCCGCGACGATCACCGATGCCGCCTATTCTGTTGGACCCAGCCCGGTCCGCATCTATCCGCCTGCGGGCGGCTGGCCCGCGCTCCGGCCCGGCGGCGGCGTCACCGTCGCCTACACGGCTGGCTATGGTGCCAGCGAGGCGCCGCACGCCATGGTCGAGGCAATCATTGTGCTGGTGGCGGGCATGCTCGACGAGCGGGCAGGGGCCTACGACAACGCGGTGCGCGCGGCCGAGCGCCTGCTCGCGCGGCTGACGCAGGTCGCGATCTGATGACGGCCGTGTTCGACCCGTCCAAGCTCAACCGCCGGGTCCGCATCGAGCGCCCGGTCGCCGACACCAGCCTGGACGGCGCCGGCTCGGGCAATTGGGAGCTGGTGAAAGAGGTTTGGGCCGAGGTGCAGGATGCGCTGCCGAGCCGCGGCGAGCGCCTGGCTGACGGGATCAACGTCGCCGCGCGCCCGGCGCGCGTGCGGATCCGCTTCCGCCACGACGTCGCTTCGAACATGCGCCTGGTGCTGCTGCGGAAGAAGGTGCCCGAGCGGATCATGCAGATCGTCTCCGGCCCGGCGACGCTAGGCAACCGGGATGGCCTGGAGATGATGGCCGAGGAATATCGTCCGGCCGGGAACCCGGCCTGATGGTGACGGTACGCGGGCGGGACGCGGTCGACCGCTTCTTCGCCCAGCTGCCGAAGGAGATCGAGGGCAAGCTGCTCCGCGGCGCTGGCCGTGTCGGCGGGAACGTGGTTGCGGAAGATGCGCGCCAGCGCGCCCTTTCCGAGGAAGTCCGCGACAACATCATCGTGAAGGTGTCCAGTCGAGACGGCCGGATCGTCGTGAAGATTACCGTCCGCCAGGGCTGGAGCTATTCGCTTGGGATCTGGCAGGAGTGGGGCACGGAGCCGCACTTCATCAAGGTGGCCGAGGACCAACGGCAGGGCCGCAGCATCGGCCGCATCAACAAGCTGGTGCGGGAGGGCTCGCTCGTGATCAACGGCCAGTTCGTCGGCAACACCGTGCGCCATCCTGGTGCGCGCGATGTGCCGTTCCTCCGCCCGGCGCTCGACCTAGGCGTCGCGGACGCGATCTCGGCGGCGCAGACGTACATCAACAGCAGGATTGTCGGCGGCAAGATCGTCGGCGCCGCGGAGCCCGAGGACGAGCAATGAGCGACGGGCCGGAGGCGGCGGACATTGTCGGCGCGCTGCTGCGCGGTTTCGCCGATCTCATTGCGATCGTGCCCGTGGAGCGGATCAAGCTCGGCACGCTGCCCGAAGGCACGCCGCTGCCGCAGGTGCTGCTCAGCGCGACCAGCACGGTCGAGCGGAAGCCGCTCAAGCGCCCTGCAGCGGTTCGCACGACCGAGCGCGTGTCGGTGAAGGTGCGCGCGGACAATCTGCGCGATCAGCGCCTCTTGCGTCGCCTGGTCGTCCGCTGCTGCGCGCATCAGGCAGGCGATATCGGCGGCGGCTCTGCCGTTTCGATCACCACCGACGGCGCCGGGCCCGAGGGCATCGGCCTGGGCGGCGCCTTCGAACGAACTCAGGACTTCCGCGTCAGCCACGACGTCGCGGTCTGAGCCACCAAGAGGAGAACACCATGTCGACGACGAAGACCGCCTATGCGCTGAAGACTTTCCGCGATGCCGGCACCGAGAAGGAATACGAGGGCGACAAGTCCCACGAGTTCACCGACGGTGAATATCGCAACTTCAAGGCGGCCGGCCTGATTGCGGATCAGAAGCCTGCCCCCGCCAAGGCCGGCGACAAGCCCGCCGCCTGACCAGTTCGGCCGCGATCCGCGGTTGATCCCCCGCCGGCGTCGCCGGCTCACCACCAAGGAGTAGAACCATGGGTCTCCAGACCGGAGCCGGGGCGTCGATCGCAATTTCGGTTGCTGCCCCGACCACTCTCGACGCCACCGGCTATGCCGCGCTGACGTTCACCGAAGCAGGCAACTGCGAGAAGATCGGCGGCATCGGTGCCACCTATGCAAAGACCGATTTCCAGCCGCTGAAGGGCGCGAAGCAGAAGCTGAAGGGTAGCGCCGACTACGGCTCGCTTCAGCCCTCCTTCGCGTACGACGAGACGGATGCCGGACAGGTCATTTTCCGCACCGCCGCCGACAACGAGACGAACGCGCTCTATTCGTTCTGCGTCACCTACCAGAATGGCGCCAAGCGCTATTTTCAGGGCCGCGTCTTCGGCTGGCCGGAGACGATCGACGGCGCAGATCCCGTCGTCATGGCGACCCCGACCGTCGAGATCTGCTCGAAGATCGTGAAGGTCGCCGGCACCTGATCCTGTCCGGCGCCCGCGACGCCGGTTTCTATATGCGCCAGCGCGCCGCGTGATCGCGGGATGCGTGACGGGCTGGCGCACCAATCCCGCGAAAGGCAATTCCCATGGACGTTTCGAAGCTGAAGGCCGCCCCGACGGCGACCATCCACATCAAGAGCATGGATGGCGAACCCCTGTACGAGGGCGACAAGCCGATCCTGATCAAGATCCACGGCCCGGGCAGTCGCGCTTACGGCACCGTCGACGCCCGGCAAACGGCGCGATCGATGAAGCGCTACAACGACAATGAGGGCAAGGTAACGGCACCGACGGCCGAGGAGCGCCAGGCCGAGCTGGCGGAGGATCTCGCCGACGTCACCATCTCCTTCGAAGGGCTCACCTGCGGCGAGCTGACCGGCCGCGAGCTCTTTCTGGCCGTTTACGGTGACCCCGAGCTCGGCTACATCGCGAAGCAGGTGAACAAGGCCCTGGGTGACTGGGGAAAGTTCAAGCCCGCCTCGCCCAGCAACTGACGATCTACGTCCGGCACATGGCGTGGCTCAATGCCACGCCAAAGCCGGACGAGCAGACGAAGCGGGCCAAGGCGGGCGAGCGCGAGAAGCGCATAAGCCGGATCGAGCAGCTGAAATCCGACGGCATCAAGCCGCAGATGCCGCCGAACCCCATGCCGCACGTCGTCAACCGGCTGATCGAGATCGGCTTGACGGGCTCGAACGGCATGGGCCCGGTTCCACTCAGCTGGTTGGAGATCGACGCTTGGTCCCGGCAAACTGGCGTAGAGCTAATGCCTTGGGAGGCTCGCATCATCCGCAGCCTCTCCACCGCCTATATCGCGGAGGGAAGGCGCGCCGAGAGCGAGAATTGCCCCCCGCCGTGGCGCGCGGAAGTCACCGAGCGTGAACTGCAGGTCGCAGAGGATCGCCTTCGGATGGTGCTGGGGTGACCGGCGTCAGGGCTATCTCAGTAGAGAAGCCTTGGCGCTGGCAAACTCTTGATCGGTCAGCGCTCCGCGATCATGAAGATCGGCAAGCTTGGCCAGCGAACTAGGAAGATCCTGAGACCCAGTTGTTGGTGTCGGCGCGGCAGCGGCTTCCTCGTTCGCTCGACCCAGATGCTCCACGGACGCTGACTGGGTTGACGGTGCTGGCGCCAACACAGCGAACAGCAGGCCAATCGGTCCGAAGAACAGGCCGAGGAAGAAGCATCCCCAGGCGTTTATCCCTCTGGCCGCGCCGAGGATCGCTGAGATCCCACCGAATATAAGGCCTCCGAAAAGAGCAGCCGCGAGAAACATCGAACCTTCCACAGTGACCCCTGCGCCCGTGAGCAGATGTGGCAGCCTAGATCACAAGTTGTCGCTCGGCCATCGCTTTGAGCGCCGCATAATCAATGTTGGCCCGGCAGCGATCGCGAGCTGGGCAGCGCGCGACGGGTTCGGTTCGCGCCAATCGCTTGGAGGTGAGCATGGATGACGGCACCCCGGCGCTCGGCGTTGGCTTCGAAATCGATGCCGAAGGCGCATTCGGCAAGCTGATCCAGCTGGATGGTCGCATCGATGAGAGCGTGGCGAATGCCGTCGCCGAGTTCGAGCGCGTCAAGCGCGCGACCAGGGGCGCGGTGGACCTAGCGGGTGCGACTGCCGACATGCGGCTGTTCGGATCGGCGGTGTCGCGCGAGGCGCAATCCGCCGCTCGCGAGCTCCAAAGGATCGAGAAGGCTGGCGAATCGCTGTCGCGCCAACTCGAGCGACAGGCCTCGACGTTCGGCAAGACGCGCGAGGAAATTCGCGCGACGAAGGTTGAGACGGCGGCACTCGCTGCTGAGCAGCGGGGCCTGACCGAGCTGGCAGATCGTCTCCGCTCGCAGCAGGCCGCGCTCGCGACCGCAGAGGTGGAAGCAGCCGCTGCTGCCGAGCGCAAGGCGCGCGCGGATCAACAGGCCGCCGCGGCGGCTCGCTCTGCCGCCGAGGCCCAAGCATCGCTGGCACGGGAGGCATTGCAGCTGCGCGCATCGATCGATCCGATGTTCGCCGCCCAGCAGCGGTTCAACAGCGCGATGGCGCAGGCAGACCGCCTCTTTGCCGCCAACGTGATCAGCGCCCGGGAATATGCCGCGGCTCAGGATCTGGCCCGCACCGAGCTGCAGCGCCATGCGCAGGCGGTGGCGGGGACGAGTGTGGCGCTCGAGCAGTTGGCCGAACAAGAGCGCCGATCGGCGGCGGCGGCGCGGGAAGCGGCGCAGGCGGAGCAGCAGCTTGCCCGCGAGGCCGCCCAACTGCGCGCTTCGATCGATCCCATGTTCGCAGCGCAGCAGCGCTTTGACCTTGAGATGGAGCGGGCGGAGCGGCTGTTTGCGGCGAACGCAATCAGCGCGCGTGAATACGCTGCTGCTCAGCAGGCGGCGCGCACCTCCCTGTACCAGCATGCCCAAGTGGTTACCGGAGCAGCCGCTAGCCTGGCCCAGCTCGCAGAGCGCGAGCGGGCCGCAGCTGCAGCGGCGCGCGAAGCAGCTGCGGCGCAGCAGCGTTTGGCATCGGAGGCAGTCCAGCTGCGCTCCGCGATCGATCCGATGTACGCGGCACAGCAGCGGTTTGACGCGGAGATGGTCCGGGCCGATACACTGCTCGCCCAGGGTGTCATCAGCCAGCGCGAGTATGCGCAGGCCGTCCAGCTGGCGCGGAACAGCCTTTATGCCCACGCGCAGGCGGTCGCCGGTTCCAGCGCCGCCCAACAGCGCGCAATCGCATCGCTTGGTGCCGGGCGCATGGCGATGCAGGGGCTTTCCTATCAGGCGCAGGACACCTTCACGCAGCTCAGCATGGGCGCCAACGTGTTTTCTGTTCTCGCCATCCAGGGCGGCCAGGCAGCGGGCGCGTTCGCTTTCATGGAGGGCCGGGCAGGCAGCTTCGCACGTTTCATGCTGGGGCCTTGGGGGCTGGCGATCACCGCCAGCATGCTCGTTCTCGGCGCTTTGACCAAGGGCATGTTCGAGAATGGGGAGGCAGCTAAGGCTGCCGCTGAAGGCGCGAAGAAGTTCCAAGACCGGCAATCGGACATTTGGAACTTCATCGACGAGACGACTGGACGGCTGAAAGAGCAAAATCGCGAGCTCGTCATCAATGCGGTCCTTCTGCGCCAGAAATCAGTGGCTGAGAACAAGAAACAGATTGAGGAGAGTCAGAAGAAGGCCTTTGATCGTGCAAATTGGGCAGGGCTTGGACAGGCCACCGCAGCACCGGGCACGTCAATGACCGGCCTGACTTTCGGGGACGACAAAGACATTCAGCGCGTCGTCAAGGCGGCGGGTAACGACACGGCCAAGCTGGTGGAGGGCCTATTCGCCCTCGCGAAAACTCGACCCGAGTTGGCCAAGGTTGCTCTCGATGTGAGCTCGATCGGTGGGCGGGCAGTGCTGGCTCAGCGAGAGAATGAGCAGCTGGGCAAGGAACTGCGCGCCTTGAACGGCGACACGAAGGCGCTCGCCAACGCCTCCCTGACGGCGGTGAATCGGCAGGCCGCGCTGCTCGCCGCTCGCACGCCGCTGGAGAAGGCACGGGCGCAGCTGGCGATCATCGAGGAGGGGGGCGCGGCGGCCGTCAAGGCGGGCGGCGCGGCGGTGACCGATTACCAGAAGCGTCTGGTTTCCGCGACGCAGGCAGTCCGCGACGCCGAGGATGCGGAGAAGAAGCGCAACGCCTCGAACCGCGCAGCAGCATCGGCAGAGCGCCGCGAGGAGAACCTGGCCGAGAAGCTGGCGCGCGAGGCTGCTGCCACCGAAGCGCAGACCCGCAACCTCTATCAGCTTGCGGCCGCCTATCAGAAGTCCGGCGGTGCCGCGCTGATCGCGGAGGCCCGCGTCAAAGCGGAATCTCAAGCGATCAAGGATCGTGGCGCTATAGATGCGTTCGTCGCGCGGCAGGTAGATCTCGTTATCGCGCAGCGCGTGGCGGATGGGAACAAAGCGACAGCCGCCCTCACAGAACAAGCGTCCGCCCAAGAGCGCGTTAACGCCATGGTTGCGGCGGGGGCGGTCCCTGCCTCGGAGGCTGCCCAGCTCGTGCGAGATCAAATCGCCGACTTGCCGCTCCTGGCTGCCATTCAGGCCAAGCAAGCTCAGGGCGATTGGATTGGCGCAATGGCGGTGGCGGTGGCGCTGGATAAGCAGCGGACCGCCCGCGTGCGCTTGACGGAGGCTGAGAACCAAGGGCGTCTCGCGGCCACGACGTCGGCAGGCGGCGACCGCTTGGCAGAGTTGCGCGAAGAGCTTCGCCTGATCGGGGAGACCGATGAGGCTCGAGCCCGTTCGCTCGCGGAGTTCCGCGCGCAGCAGGAGGTGTCGGCGATGAAGGGCATCGATCCGGCGCAGGCAGCCGCTTATGTGAAGTTGATGGGCGACATCGCGGCGCAGACCGAGATCAATCGCTCGGCGCAGGATGCCTACAACGATTCTCTCACCTTCGCCGCCGACAAGTGGGACCTGATCGCTCGCAACATCGACCAGGCGGGACGCGGCCTTTCCGACGCTTTTGGTGAAGCCGGCCGCGCGGTGGGTGATCTGGCGACCGCCTACGCCGGTTTCCAGGCTGATCGCGCACGGCTCGATGCGCAGCACGAGGCGCAGCTGAAGCGCTGGCATGGCAATGAGGAGCAGACCGCGCGCGAGAACCAGAAGTACGCTCTCCAGACCTCGACGCTTCAGGTCGGCGCCTATGGCGACATGGCGGCTGCCGCGAAGGGATTTTTCGGAGAGGGCACCGCGGGCTATCAGGCCCTCGCTGCTGCCGAGAAGACGTTCCGCGCCGTCGAGTTCGCGCTGTCCGTTCGCGCCATGGCGCAGGACGCCGCGGAGACGGTCAGCGCGATTGCGAAGAGCGGCGCGCGGGCCGCGGCGCACGGCGTCGAGGCGGTGGCAAAGGCGATCGCGTCGTTGCCGTTCCCGCTCAACATCGCCGCCGGCGCGGCGACCGCGGCGGTGATCGCTTCGCTCGGCATTGCCATCGGCGGCGCGTTCGGGGGCTCCGGGGCAAAGCCTGCGCCCTCGAACACCGGCACCGGCACTGTGCTCGGCGATACCTCGGCGAAGAGCGACAGCCTCAAGCGCGCGATCGACGAGCTCAAGCAGGTCGATACCCTCAGCAATGTCTATTCGCGCCAGATGCTGGACTCGCTGCGCTCGATCGACAGCCAGATCAGCGGGGTCGCGTCGGTGATCGTCCGCGGCGGCGACATCAATGCCAGCGCGAACGTCACCACGGGGTTCAAGACGAACACCATCGGCAAGGTGGCATCCAGCATCATCGACCCCACCGGGCTCTTCTCGAAGATCCCGGTGCTGGGCGACATCATCGGCGGTATCAAGGGCGTGATCAGCTCGCTCTTCGGCACCCGCACCGACGTGACGGGCAGCGGTATCTACGGCGGCGCGCAGTCGATCGGGAGCATTCTCGGCGGCGGCTTCAACGGGCAGGCCTATTCGGACATCACCAAGACGAAGAAGTTCCTGGGGATCGTAAGCGGCCGCTCCTATTCCACCCAGTACGGAGCCCTCGACCCTAACCTGTCGAGCCAGTTCACCCTGATCCTCCGCAGCTTCAACGACGCGATCGCCGCCGCGGCCGGCCCGCTCGGCCAGTCGACCGAGGAAATCCAGAAGCGGCTGAACGGCTTCGTCGTGAACATCGGCAAGATCGACCTGAAGGGCCTCACCGGCGAGCAGATCCAGGAGAAGCTGACCGCGATCTTCGGCGCAGCCGCGGACGGCATGGCCAATGCGGCCCTGCCGGGGCTCCAGCAGTTCCAGAAGGTCGGCGAAGGGGCATTCGAGACGTTGGTGCGCGTTGCGTCGACGGCCGAGCAGGTCACCACCTCGCTCGACCTTCTCGGCGCCAGCACCCGCAACCTCAGCCTCAACGCCAAGCTGGGGCTGGCCGACCAGTTCGATAGCGTCTCGGCTATGAAGGATGCGGCGGACAGCTATTTCCAGGCCTTCTACAGCCAGGAGGAGCAGACGGCCGCGAAGGCGGCGCAGATGGCCAAGGTTTTCGCCAGCCTGGGCTTTGCCGTGCCGGGAACGCTCGCTTCCTTCCGGCAGCTGGTGGAGGCTCAGGACCTCACCACTGCGGCGGGGCAGGCTGCCTATGCTACCCTCCTCAAGCTGGCGCCCGCGTTCGCCGATCTTCAGCAGTCCATGGCGGGGGCCAAGAGCGCGGCCGACATCCTGAGCGAGCGGCAGGACCTGGAGCGCCAGCTGCTCGAGCTGCAGGGCCGCACCGACGAGCTCCGCCGGCTCGACCTGGCCAAGCTGGATGCGAGCAATCGCGCGTTGCAGCAGCAGGTATGGGCGCTGCAGGATGCGGCGGCGGCGACGCAGGCGGCAACCCAGGCTTCCGAGGAGGCCGCGCAGGCGCAAAAGGCTATCGCGCAGGAACGCGCCGGGCTTGAGCAGCAGCTGCTTCAGCTGCAGGGCGACACCGCCGCGCTCCGCGCGCGCCAGCTCGAAGGGCTCGACGCGAGCAACCGCGCGCTGCAGCAGCAGATCTATGCCGTGCAGGACGCGCAGGAGGCGGCCAAGGCTGCCGAAGACCTGCGCCAGGCGTGGAAGTCGATCGGGGACACGATCGAGGACGAGGTGAAGCGCATCCGCGGGATCACCAGCCCCGCCGCCGGCACCGGATTTGCTTCGCTGCTCGGGCAGTTCAACGCGGCAACGGCCGCGGCGCGCGGCGGCGACCAGGAAGCGGCGAAGTCGCTGCCCCAGCTGTCGCAGGCGCTGCTCGCCGCGGCGGCGGAGGCTGCTACCAGCCAGCAGGAGCTCGCGCGGGTGCAGGCGCAGACCGCGCGGTCGCTCGAGGACACACTGGCGCTGATCGGAGGCGCGAACACCAGCAACGCGACCGACTTCCTGACCCGGGCTGCCGCACAGGGCGCCGCATCAGGCGCCAGCTCGGACAGCAATGACGGGATGATGGAGGAACTCCGGCTGCTCCGCCAGGAAGTCGCCGATATGCGGCAGGACAACAACCGCGGGCATGCAGCGACGGCCGGGAACACGGGCGCGATCAACCGCAAGCTAGAGAACGTGACCAGCCAGAGCGGCGGCGATGCCATTTCGGTGGTGGAGGCGGCGGCATGAAGGTACTGAACCCCGCGCCGATCGCGACCGCCGCGCTGCTCTCCAGCTCCCTCGGCGAGACCGACTATCCGGAATGGGCGGCGGGCGCGACCTATGCCGCCAAGGCGCGGGTGATCGTCGCCGCCACCCACCGCATTTACGAGAGCGTGGACGCGGGCAACATCGGGAACAACCCCGCCGTGCCGGGGACGCACTGGATCGACATCGGCCCCACCAACCGGTGGGCCATGCTCGATGGTGCCGTCGGAACGATGTCGGTCGGGACCGGCTCGATCGACATCACGGTCGCGCCTGGACGGGTCGATTCACTCGCAGTGGTCGACACGACCGCCGAGACGGTGCGGGTGATCGTCACGGTCGACGGCACCGCGCTGTTCGACCAGTGGCGCAGCACCAATGCCTCGGGCGGCGTGATCGCCGACTGGTATGCCTATTTCACCGCGGACACTGGCAAGGTCAGCTCGCTCGTGTTCGATGGGCTGCCGCGCTACGCCAATGCGCAGATCCGCGTGATCCTCACCGGCGACAATCCCAGCGGCCCGGTCGCCGTGGGCACGCTGCTGGTGGGCAAGGTGATCGACCTGGGCATGACCGAGGCGGGCCCGACGATCGGGATCAACGACTTCAGCCGCAAGGAAACCGACCAGTTCGGCGCGACCGACATCGTCGAGCGCAGCTGGGCCAAGCGGATGACGGTCCGGTCGATGATCGACACCAGGGCCGTGGACGGCATCCAGCGCTCCGTCGCCGCCCTGCGGGCCAAGCCGGCGCTCTGGATCGCCGAGGACGGCTTCGACAGCCTCACCGTCTACGGCTTCTTCAAGGACTTTAGCGTCGACCTGGCGCTCGAAACCATCAGCTATTGCAGCCTTTCCATCGAAGGCCTGATCTAAGCAGGAGACCCCCATGGCTATCACGCCGCTCCCGGATCCGCCCTCTCGGGCGGACCCTTCGTCGTTCTCCGACCGTGCAGACGACTTCCTCGGCGCCCTGCCGCTGTTCGCCGAGCAGGTGAACGACATCGCGGCCCAGATGTTCGCCGCCGCCGTCACGGCGATCAACGCGCCTGGCACGATCGCGACCAGCACGACGAGCCTCGCGATCGGCAACGGCAGCAAGACGCTGATCGTGCAGACGGGAAAACAGTTCGCCGTCGGGCAATATGTGATGATTGCGCGTACCACCGCGCCGTCGAACTATCTGCACGGGCAGGTCACCGCCTACGATACCGCCACTGGCGCACTGGCGGTCGCGGTCACCGCCACCGGCGGCACCGGAACCTACACCGGCTGGACGGTGTCGCTGTCGCTGCCGCAGATCGCGCTGCCGCTGAGCGGCAATGCCGAGGTTACCGGGCCGGTCAGCTTCAAGGGCGCGGCGCGGTTCTCCAGCACCGCCTTCATGGCGGCGACCGAGGACATTCCCGCCTTCGCGCTGGAACACACGGGCGTGCGCACGTGGAGCCTCGGCGGCTATGGCCTTGGCACCGCGTTCGGCTTCAAGGATGACGCACACGCCTATCCGGCGCTCGGCATCGATTCCAATTACGACACATTCGTCAACCAGACGCTCACCGTCGTCCGGGGGATCATTGCGCAATCAGGCATTGTGGTGGGGGCGGCGCCCGGCCCGGTCGGTGCCATCAATTTCGCGAACGGCTCTCGCATCTTCAGTCCCAGCGCCAATGCGATCTGCCTTTCCGCCAATCTTGTGTCGGAGAGCGTCCGCATCCAGCCGGCCGGCACCGTTAACGTTCATGGCCAGCGCGGCACCGCCGGCGACATTCAGGGGAGCGGCAATCTCCGGGTGATCGCGGCGGGCGCGGGCGCGATCGCGATCTCAACCTACGACACGCAGGACTATACCGCCTTTCAGGTCACGCGGCAGAGCGGCGTCGACACGGTCCAGGTCGGCGCAATCGTCGCGGGCGCGACGGCGACCTCGTACAACACCAGCTCGGATGAGCGGTTGAAGGAGAATTTCCGCGACTTCGACGCAGGACAGCTGATCGATGATCTGTGGGTGGGCGAGTTCGACTGGAAGTCGGACGGCTCGGTCGGCCATGGCGTCCGCGCGCAGCAGGCGGAGAAGGTCTATCCGCAGGCGATCACCGCAGGTGCTGCGGGCGGCCCTTGGGCGGCCGATTATTCAAAGTTCGTGCCCCTGCTGCTCCGCGAGGTTCAGCGCCTGCGCCAACGGGTGGCCGCGCTCGAGAGTGCCGCGCTGCCGGCGCAGCTGGGGGCAGCTGCATGAACATGACCATAAAAGGGGCTTTGCCGATGACGCCGGTATTCGAGACGGTGCTGGCGAAATACGGCTGGATCCTGATCGGGATCACATTCGGCTTCGCGGCTAAATATGCGCTTCTGCTGAAGCGCGGCGTGCAGGTGAAGGCACGGCTGGTCTTCGCCGACTTGCTGCTGCTACCGCTGGTGGCGCTGATCGCCTATTGGATGGCGACCCGCGCCGGGGTGGAGGCGGAGGCGGCGGCGCTGTTCTCCGCCTTTTCGACCGTCGGCGCGGACCGCCTGGTGAAGCTGCTTACCGATCGCTTCCTGCAGCGCGTCGATGCCGAGGCAGCCGCGGTCGCGGAGAGCATCGTGGGCGCGGCGCGCAATACCACCCAGGCTGAGCTGGCCGCTGCCGCGATCAAGGAAGCGGCGCGCGAAGGCCGCCTCCACCCGGAATATGCGGCTCTGAAGCCGCACCCGCAGGCGCCCAAGCTGGACGGCTGACCTCCTCCAACGCTGGAGAATTTCCATGGACATGACGACGCTGCGGCGGCGGCTGGTAGCCCTTGGCTATCAGCCGGGCGCCGAAGGCGCGCCGTTCGGCGCCGCCGATCGGGAGGCTATCCTCTCGGCGATGACCGACGGGCCGGACTATCGTCTGGACGAGCATGATATCGAGGACGCTGCCGACCGGCTGAAAGTCGACCCGGCCGCGATCTGGGCGGTATGGGATGTCGAGGGCAATGCGTCGCCGTTCATCGACCGCCGCCCCACGATCCTGTACGAGCCGCACCGCTTCAGCCGCGCGACGGCGCATCGCTTCGATACGAGCCATCCCAAAATCTCGTCGCGGACCTGGAACCGCACCCTCTACCCGGGCAGTCAGGTCGGGCGCTGGGCGCAGTTGCTCGAGGCGGTCTCGCTCGACGTCGACGCTGGGTTTGCATCGGCCAGCTATGGCGGATTCCAGATCCTCGGTGAAAATTACGAGGTCTGCGGCGCAATCTCGCCCTGGGCATTCGCGCGCCAGCAATCGCAGACCGAGGCTGACCAGCTCGACGCCTTCCTCCGGTTTGTTGAGGGTAGGGGCCTCGCCAGCGCGCTGCGCGCCCGGGACTGGACGAAATTCGCCGCCGGTTACAACGGCACCGCCTTCGCACTCAACGCCTACGACACCCGCCTTGCCGCTGCGTACGCCAAGCGCCGCGCCGCGCGCGCAGCCTGACACCAGGAGCAGCCCATGAACCCGATGAAATATGTGTCGCTGGGGCTCGCCCTGGCACTGGCAGTTGCGCTCGCCCTCGTCGGCGACCTCTCGCACAAGGCCGACGCGCTGCTCTCCACCACCGCCATCGCAGCGCATGTGACGGACAAGCAGGGCCAGCCGCGCGACCTCTCCACGAGGGACGCGATCGCGCAGATCCGGATCCTCGGCACCACGGTGGACGACGCGCGGAAGGCGAGCGCGGACGCCAAGGCGGCGGATGCAGCCAACGTCATCACCATCGAGCGTGCCGACGCGCGCACCAACCAGGAGGTATCATCCAATGTTCTTGCGAAATTCGATCGCGTGCAGGCTGAGCTTGCCGCTTCTCGCGCTCTCGCTGCTCAGCGCATGCGCGAACTCGACGCGGCCCGAGCCGATCAAGGTGGTGGCGGAGCGCCGGCAGGCGCCGCAGATCCCGACGCCACCTGCCGAGCTCACTTCGCCGCTTCGTGTGACGAAGTTCTTGCCCTCCTCGCGGAAGCCGAGCGCAACAGCGCCATCGCCCTCGGCTGGCAGGCTTGGTGGGCTGGAATAGCCGCGAACCATGCCGACGATCCTCAGGGCGATTGAGCCCCTCGCGTCCCGCCGCCCTGTCACCATCCGAGAAAGAGGACTGCGGCCATGCGCCTGAGTGCCTTGAACCTGTCTGTCTCCACGCGGGCGCTGTTCGCCGGTCGCCCGCCTGCGGCGCCTGTCATTCCGGCTCTGCCGACATTCTCGTTCCCAGCGGTGCAGGCCAAGATGGCTGCCGGTCAGCGTGCGCAGATCGCTATTGTGGGCGATAGCGCGGTGGCGGGCTGGGGCTCGGGAGTTACCACCGGAACGGGAGTAGGCTCGTCCCCAGGCAACCCTGGGAATTATGTCCGCGCGAAGTCGTGGCCGGCGCAGCTCAAGGACCTGCTTATCGCGGCGGGTATCCTCGCCCGCCATGATGCGTACTTCTCCTCCCAGCCCGACACCACGATTGCGAACGTGTCGGGAGCCAACCCCAACATCGCACCGGGTGCGGGCTGGGTACTCAGCAGCTATAGCCTCAGCGGAACGATCCTGCAGTGCCCCAACACCGTAACGACGGCCACCACATTCGCGCCCGAGATCGCGGCGGACTCGTTCGACATCATCCATTCGGCCAATGCAGGCCTGGGCACGCTTCTGGTCACTGACGAAGACGGCCTGAACGTTCCGATTAACACGGGGTCGACAGCGGGAGCGCAGGTTATCTCCAGCGGCGGCCTCGGCCTCAAGCGCACCACGATCACCCGTCCGGTAGCCTCGACGAAGCCCATCCAGATCAGCCGTTCGGCAGGGGGCGCCCTCTACATCGAGGCGATCATCCCGTACAATTCCACCAGCCCCTGCCTGGAGTTGCTCAACATGGGCTGGCCGGGATCGCGGGCCTATGGCACATCGGGCAACGGCCACTGGAACATCTGGGCCGACCCCTCGACCATGACCGCGGCGACACCATACGCCGCTCTCGGTGCGCTGAACTCGGACGGCTATATCATCGAGCTTGGGACAAACGACGCCGCAGGCAGCATCACCGCGGCGGACTTCCAGACGGCCATCAACAACATCGCCTCGAAGCTGAAAGGCCAGGCAGGTGGCAACGGGGCGAATGTGGCTCTCGTGAAGTGCCGGGTCACGATCGGCAGCTATGCGAGCTACAATATGTCCTCGGATATGCTCGCCGCGCTCGACACCGTGACGGCGAGCCTCGGCCTCGCACCGGTCATCAACTTCAACACCATCCCGTTCGTCACCGCCGATCGCTTCGACGGCACGCAC